ACTGGTTCAACGGGACCAACTGGTTCTACCGGATCAACTGGATCTACCGGATCAACCGGATCTACCGGTTCTACTGGTTCTACCGGATCTACCGGATCTACCGGGCCTACCGGTATTACTGGACCTACTGGTCACACTGGTCCTACGGGGTCGTCTGGTTCAACGGGACCAACTGGTACAACCGGTACAACTGGTACAACTGGTACAACTGGTACAACCGGTACAACTGGTTCAACTGGTGCTACGGGTAGTATTGGACCAACTGGACCTGCTAGTACACTTTCAACGCAGATTCTAGTTGTAGATATTTCAGGTCTAGCTTTAACTAATTTTTTGATTGCTAGATCAACAGTCCAACCAATAACATTGAATGGACTAGAACCCAACACCAAATATACGATTAGCTGGTTTGTGAATGAGTCAGGAACAGGCGCTGGTGGACTAAATTATGCCGAGGCGTATATAGATGCAAGCAATGTTGTAGTTGCTACTAGTTTTAGGGCTTGTAATGTAAGCTTTCCCACGGCCCTTGCTGTATTTGATACTGGTGGTAGTAGTGGTATTCATAGAATATCTGGTTCTGTAATAGATACTATTACGACGAATGCGGGTGTAACTTCAGTAACATTTACATTATATCAACTTGCAAGTGCTAGTTACACTACAAATGGTAGGTTCTCCATTCAAATAACAAAATCCTTGTAATGCGAAGTGATGCGAAGTGCTGCGAAGTGATGCGAAGTGCTGCGAAGTGCTGCGAAGTGCTAATTGAATAATAATTTACGTAATAAAATAAATTATTATACACAATATTTTGATGCGGTCATGTTACATCTTACAAGGCTGGTTTCGATTGAAGATGCCCAAGTTCAGCATTTTGGACAAGGCCTCTGCAGTCTTGATTCCCTTTACGCTATTTCCGTGCTCGTCCAAGGGAGGCGAAATAATGCCAATGCCCATGAGACCCGGCACAACAATAAGCAAAACACCCCCGACTCCGCTCTTAGCAGGAAGGCCGACATTTGTAAGCCATGTTTCAGAATACTCATACAATCCATTGGCGACCATATGGGTTAAAATATACGGAATATATTTGGCGTCAATAGCACGCTCGCCCGTTTTGGGATTGATGCCGCCATTGGCCAATGTGGCCGCCATAACCGCCACGTCTTCACTCGTGACCAACGCAGAGCATTGTCTGGTGTAAACGTCCAACGTATCTTCTACGTCTCCATAGAAGCGCTTATAGGATTTCAACAAGTAGGCAATCGCGCGATTGTGGTCGCTATTGCTATATTCCGAGTTGTATATGGAACGTGAATATGTCAACCGACGCCCAGCAAACTTGCTCATATTATCAAATATCTTCTTTTCAAATTTGGACTTGCTTTTTTCATAGGATATACTGGTAGTCGCCATGGCCCCGCCGTTTTCAAAGGAGTTCAAGGTATGATTTGCGGATTCTTCAATGGCTGCGACGGAGTTGAATACGGTAGCCGTTTGCTCCGTGCCAATCATTTGCTTGACCTTTGTAATACCCTTTGATTTTAGTGCAAGAGCCAAGCTGAACACTTTGCTGGCGGATTCAAGGGCGAATTCCTTGTCGCACATGCCGACATTGTATGCGTCGCCGTTAATGGTATACACCGAAATCGCATACGAATTTGGGTTAACCTTTTTTAATTCGGGAATGTAATCCGCGTTTTTACCGCCTTTTGTGCTTTTCAAGTGTTTATAAACATGCTCAATAACGTTTTGAATTGATATCATATAATATAATATAACAAAATAAATTTGGTTCATGCTGACAAATACTTCTTGTCGATTGCGGTATGTTCAGCTACCCTGCGGATTATCTTGCCAAAGTCCCGCTTCACTTCTGCATCGTCGACTGGACCGATGGCTTCCATATTGATTTTCAAGTACTGGGCATTTTTCCTGCTGTTGTATTCCGTGCAACCTTGATTTGCCTTTTTCCAATCGTCCACCTTCAGGATATTCTTGATAGTAAGTTGCTTGATAATTTTTCTCAGTCTATCTAGGTTCGCGTTGTCCATCTCCCACTTGTTATCGTCTTTTATGTGTATGATTTCTCTCTTGACGTCACTGCAATGAATTGGTCTCTTGGTTATATCCAAGCTATTCAGGCGGTTGATAAAGACACGAGACATGCCTTCGGCAAAACCGATTTCGCCCATTTTTTCCAGCTCCGGCAAACTCAATTCCAGCGATTTGATGAAATCTTTCATATTCATGGCATCTTTGCAGGTCTCGTTCAAGAAGAATTGTAGATTGAATGTCTTGTTGTTATTGTTGTTGTGGCTGTTGCTGATAGTATTATTGTTGATTTGATTATTTTTTGCAACCTCTATAATGGTTTTATTTTGTTCCATCATCTGGTTATTTTGTTCCATCATCTGGTTGCTTTGTTGTATTAGCAAATTTTTGAATTCTTGATTTTGTTTGACAAGTTCAAGTATAATATTCATTTGCATATCTTCTGTTGAGGAATGTGAAGGTGGGGCAGGGGATGGCTGCGGCGGAATTTCAATTGGGAGATTTATGATTGGACACTTTTTTTTGTGGCGCCACATGCCAGTTTTATCTTTATACGTTTTATTGCAATTCGTACACGATATTACTATTGAGGATTTTTTTAGGACAAATTCAGATGTTTTGGTTGAAAATTCTCGATTTTTATGTTTTATGGTGCGAAGATGTTTCATATAATCCTTCGTTATATCTGTATTATAGTGACATAACACACATTGATATTTGTGGGATTTTTCAGGGATAAAATTGTTGCTAAAAGTTGCTAAAGTTGTCATATATAAGCAACCGAAAAAATCCCGGTGAAAAATCCGCCACAAAAAATAAAAAAATTAGCGTCACATTTTTTTTATTTTTTTTCAGCCGCGAGACGCTAATTTTTCATTATGCTCACAAACGTTCGATTTTCCAAAAGTATTTTAGGATTTCCAAAAATGGACATTTATAAATGTCCATTTTTCATTTCTTGAAAAAGGATTTGGAGTGAAAAATCGTAAATTTGCAATGTGGGCTTTTTATATTTTATATTTTGTATTTTATCATTTCAATATTCGGGAACATGCTTCTTAAAAAGCGACCCATGACTAGGTAAGTTCGCAATATCATTTGTAATAATTTTTGGGTTTTGATATTCACAGCTAGACATCCAGATTTTTATAATACAAAAATTTTTTTTTGGCGATATGGTAATTCCCGTTACGTTGGCAACAAAAGAATTGTTGCTACTTAATGAACCACCTACAAGAACATAACTCAATTCCTTCCAGACATTATAGACGTGTTTATTTGAAACCTTGTATGAAAAACAACCACCATTACGATTTTGCGGGTCTTCCCAAGTAGGTTTAATTCCTTCACGCATTAAGAACATCATGCAATTCTTAACTAAAATGTCTGGCAAGGTTTCAATTACAGCAATAGTTTCTTCGACGCTATTAAAGGTGTAAATATTCTTGTAACTATTGATCCCCCAGTCCGTGTCATGTGGTAAATGAGCCCATAAGCACCACTTATCCGACAAGGTATGATACTCTTCTTCCATTCTTGTTGCCAACATAGATTGGGGAGTTACCATTTGTATAACTATAACTGATAATTTTTATATTGTTTTACTATAATGTTCAATCGATGGACAACTGCTCATCAAGGCATTCAAGCGAACTTTCTGTTTGGTGTTGTGGTTCGGGATGGGGGACCAGTTCTGTAATGACATAGGAATCCTTTAAATAACACAACGAGTGATTTTCGCGTATCGTGATCGTGTTTACATTATTGTCCATAATTTTTAAGGCATATCCTTCAACCAGTTGTGTGACCGGCATATTAAACTTATCGCAAAATTTGTCATGATAATGCTTTCTAATGAAATACATTAAAAAATTCACGTCGATTACATTGTCCACGATGGCATAGGTATATCCCTCGTGCTTATTTGTAAACTTTATTTGCAATTTGTCATTTCCGACACACAACTCAGACATGATAAACTCGACACTTGATAGAGTGTAGATCTCAAAATCGTTGGGCACGCATTTATGCAGGACTTGATGGTATTTCGAGGCGTCAACAAGAAAATCGAAATCGTCTTTAAACCAGTAAGTATCCTCTTTACTTGATTTGTGTATAACATCGCCGTTTTTTACAAAACAGATGGTTGCATCGTCTCCCACCAAGCCTTTAATTGATTTAAAAATGATGCTTTGTTTGATTGGCAAAATAGTATGATTGTAAATGCGTGTTACCATGATCTCCACATAACTAAACACCCACAATAATTCATATGAAAATTTTGCAAACAAATCTATAATAAAATAAGGCATATACATGTCTTATTGTGTTAATTTTTAAATTGTTTTGTTTGTGTGTGTATTTTTATTGCGCATTTTGCATCCACGGGCAATAGACATTATCACTAATATTACCTGCTCTCATTCCATGTTGAGGTTGTTGAGAAACAGATGATTGCAAAATGAAACATCTAGGGTCGATTATTTCTATAGGTGGGGTTGTGGGTATAGGTGTGGGCGGCATATTTTGTGGGTTTTGTGTAAACGAACCGGATGTGTCATTTAATCCAAACGCATACAAAAGCATTGCAGTAATTATCGTCATTAGAACAAATGGAATAAATACTATAATCCAAGAAATTATGCCTAAACCTCCTTGACATAATAGATTTAATAAAAAACCAATAATGGACATTACTATAAATTTCATAAACGCGGTATTGTATAATCCTTTTACAAGGTCGATTATGATTTGAGTCAAGGAAAATACAATATAAATGAGTGCTGGCGGACAAATTGTCGTCATATTACTACCTTATACTATATTAGTAAAAAAAGGTTCGCCGTCTTTTAAATATCCAATCTTATCGCCAACCTCGTCGTTTGGAAGGGCTTCGTAGATAATGCCATTTTCTTCGTTGTTTGTGTAATATGTTTTATCATCGATTTCAATTTCGAATACTTCTTCCTCCTCTTCCTCTTCCTCTTCCTCCTCTTCTTTTTCTTCCTCTTCTTTTTCTTCCGCGACTTCTTCCTCCTCCTCCTCTTCTTCTTCCACCCCCTCTTCTTCCTCAGCCTCCTCTTCTTCTTCCTCAGCCTCCTCTTCTTCTTCCTCACCCTCTTCTTCTTCCGCCTCCTCTTCTTCTTCCTCTTCTGCAGGTGCAGGCACCACAACCGCAACAGGTGCATCGAGTTTCACGACTTTGGTCTGCGTAATATTTAGATTTGTATGTTGTGCTTGCGTATTCTCAATCAACGTAGTATACACTTTTGCCCCCGAGTCGGCTACAGCATCCTCAATGACAGGTTCCGTTATTTTCAAGGAAATATTTTCTTCTTCGTGCCGTTCATCGGCATTATCATTCTCATAATTATACAATGCGGTCTTGAGCATAGAAACTTCAGCAGTAAGCTCATTTATTTGGCTAATTAACATAGAAATAATGCCCTTGTTTCCTTTGCTGCCCTCTTTCGTCTTTTTAAAGTCTTTCAATTTACGAATAGCAGGAAGCTTCATAATATGTTTATAGGTCTTTTTGTACTTTTTGTAATTCTTCATGTATTTATCTAGCATTTGGTATAACTCACGTTCAATCAACGTGGATACCTGTTTCATTAATGAATCAATAGGCAATACTTGAGTAGTCATGTCTACAGAATACTAATATCATGCTTTTATATAGTTTACACAATATTTTAGCGCCGGCGTATTTGCGGTAGCCCGCCCCCTTTTTAAATATCCAGCCATGTTAATGGACAAGGAAAACAAGGAAAGTAAAATTGCATTTGTTAGTAATGAAGATCTTGAAGAGAGAATACTATTAGTCATGAGACAAACTGACTATACCCAAGAGGTTGCAAGAGAGAAGTTGACTGCTTATAATTATGACGCAATTAAATGTATCAGAGCGTATATGGGAATCGCTGAAAAAAAGGCACCGACACAAACGTCTTTGAACCAGCAAATATATCGTGAACTTAGAACACAGCTGGGTTCTGTCGCGTTGCCGGAACAAATCCAGTAAATTCGCGATGTATACATACAAATAAGGTATTTCATATTTGTATGTATTTAGGCATAGACCACAGAATTATTAGAAAAGGCTACGCAACTACTCAGCAACTTGTCCGAATTTTTCATTGAAAATATTCGTCTTAACCGGTGTTTTTCGCTGAAGTTTCTTTTTAATGCCTTGATTATTAGTCGGAATGATTTTATTATTAATAATATAGTCTTCATTGTCTTGATGCAATTCGGGCATGATTCGTGTTAGAGGCTTGTCTACTATCAAAAACAGCCGCTCATTGCTCAAAAGCGTCCTATATTCTTGTATAGAAAGATTGCCGTAATACTTTTCGAGCATGTAATATGGGTTAGGGGCAGGCTTAATATTCTTCTTATAATCATAAATTTTTGTATAAATATGATTCAACAAGTGATACCGCTCAAATTTCGTCGAGCTATCAATATTTTCTTCCATTAAATGCGCAACGCTACATTCCGGGCTACAAAAGCAACCATAGACGTGATACGATTCGTTTAAAAAATACTTGGGAATATACACAGGCGGATTGTCAAAATCATGTGTACACCAAAAGCAAGCCGATTTTTTGTCATTAATGTTGTTCAAGTGTAAGCTATGCTCAAGCTGCTTTAGCTTTTTCCAAATTTCTTTTGTTTCGTTATCTTTTTCGCCATTGTTATTATGAGAAGGCTCTAGTTCTGCTCCTCCATACACATGTTCATCATATGCAGTTGTGTTATTCACGTATATGTGAGACATGTCCGTGTGGATCGGTTCATATACGATTTCAGAAGAAAAGTTATAAGATTCGATTTCTTCGTTTTGTTGAATATTCAAATCTTTCAATGAGCACTTAAGATGTAAAATAATATTTTCTTTTTCTGCCTCAATGGTAACAATAGGCGCAACAGGTTGGACGATTTTACCGCCCTTGGGCTTGCGTCCGCGTTTTTTTGGTAGTGGTTTAGCATCGGATTCAGTCGCGTCCGGTTCCGTGTCTTCAGTGGTATCTGGTTCTGAAACAAGAATGGTTATTTTTTCTGCAGGTGGAGGATTGAGCGGCACTTCTTCATTTACTACTACTATTTCGGGTGCAGGAGTAGATAAGGCCTTGGGCTTTCTACCTCTCTTTTGTTTAATCGGTGTTATATCGGACATATATAAGAAGGTATAAAGGCATCAATTTAAATTGTTTATGTTAATACTTTACGCGGAACCCGTGTTTATGTCGACTTGTAGCAATTTCGACAGACTGGGACATAATTATCTGACCCGATCAAGGTTTGCTGTGTTTCGCTTGTAAGACGCATAGAGAAGATTCCAGGCTCGCCTGTTTTACATATACTGCATAGACTAGTCAATTTCGTTACCTTGTCACACAAGGGTATTAAATCCAGAATCTGCCCAAACCTTTTGCGCTGGAAATCGCCATCTAAACCAGAAATGTATATTTTTTTGCCGGCTTTTAACATGGATTCTACCGCGGGGTACAAGTCTTCGAAGAATTGTCCTTCGTTGATTAATATGACATCTGCGTCGCGGACTTGGGTGTTATTTTCCCATATAGGCGTAAGCATCATGGTTTGAATACAAGGAATCATATGTTTGTCGTGTGTGCTCATCATAGTATCATGATAACGCGTATCTAAAGCATAATTGATAACTGCGACGGGTATATTACAGAACATGCATTGTTTATATATTTCGGCCAATTTGCTGGTTTTGCCGGAAAACATGGGACCAAGAATGATTTCTAAATATGCGCGGATCATGTTGTGAGTGTCCGTAGTAGTAGTAGTAGTAGTATTCTGAGTAGATTTTGTAGGTGTATATTGCATAATATATATTTACACGTTCAATTATTTTTATAAATAATACGTGTTTCAAGAAAAATACAAAATATGTAAAAAAGACTATTCAAACTATTTAAAATTAATAATGCATATTACATAAGCAAGTTCAATGAATACATATTGTCCGTTTGTAGAAAAGCACAGGCCGACACAATTCCACGATATAGTGCTAGATCCGTTGAACAAGAAGATTCTAAATAATATCATTGAAACTTCTTATTTTCCGAATTTACTTTTTTATGGGCCGCCCGGCACGGGCAAAACAACCACCATTATCAATTTAATAAACGCATATCAAACCAAGTTAAATAATAAGGATGCTGGGTTAATGATTCATCTAAACGCGTCCGATGAGAGAGGTATTGATGTGATTCGCAACCAAATAAACGCATTTGTCACATCAAAACCACTCTTTAACGAGGGTATGAAATTCGTAGTATTGGACGAAGTAGACTACATGACAAAAAACGCCCAACAAGCACTGCGATATTTATTGCAAAGTTATTCAGACAATGTCCGGTTTTGTTTGATTTGCAACTACATTAGTAAAATAGATATTGGACTTCAGAATGAGTTTCTCAAACTCCGATTTAATCAGCTGCCCAAGGAGGATATCATCGTATTTTTGAATAAAATCTCCGTTTGCGAAAATCTTAACATGAGCGAAGAGATATTACATTGTGTGCAGCAATTGTATAAATCAGACATTCGAAGCATGGTTAACTTCATGCAATCCAATCAGGATATATTGGACACGCATTATCATATCATCGACATGGACGTCTGGGAGACGCTAATAGACAAGATAAAAACGTCGTCTAAAATAGACGTGGTTGTAAAATACGTTCTCCAATTGAGCAGAACATACAACGTGGACAAAAAGAATATAATTACAGATTTCTTGAATTATATCATTCGTAATTACAAAAATACTATCACCCCAGAATTCCTAAACTTTGCAGAGAACATTATGCACTTTCAAGATTATAAAGGCCACCTGACCTATTCCTTGGTTCGTTTGAGCGGCTTTTTAACAAAATCGGCATCAAATGTTTCCATTCTAACCTGAAGTTTACGTAAGAATTCGTTTGGCGGAGATGCCTTTGACGGGTCGAAGAAATTATACACGCATTCCGTTTTTTTAGTAGGACTGCTAAGAGGAATCGGAATCGCGACACTACTTTGAGACGCCAGCATTTTAATATCTACATATAAAAAAATTTGGAGGGTGGGTGGATTAAAATAAACAATTGAAAAGAAAATGACTTAAAGAAATTAAAGGTATTCTATAGTTATACCTATGTCGCTGAATATCGACGACGAATGGGAAAATTTCATATCATGCGTCGACGATGACGAAGAGGACGACATGACGGACTCGATGGTAGAAAATACAAATATGATTAGTGCGGACATTTTGCACGAAACGTGTCCTAAAGCTTCTGACATATATATTTCCACAAAAACAAATATATCTTATTTAAATCGCCCGATTGATTTGAAACAAGTGTTTTGGCAAATTCCCATCATGCCCTACGCTGAAACACGAGCAGGTGTCGTCAAGAAACAAATGAAGTTCAACTCCTTGTATCCTGAAGAGCTGCAGTTGATTCAAACGCGATTGCTACATGAAATATGTGTTGAGGAAAATGTCATCACGAGCATCAACAATCCCACTGGACGAATCAAGTTCAAGGATATTCGTAAGGTCAGTATTGGCATTTCTCAGAAAGATTTGATGAGTTATCGTTGCAAAAAGAAGAGCGCGTTCTACAATTGTTTTGTCATGATTTTGCGGATGAAATATCTAGACCGATTTAAAGAATTTCACGTCAAGGTGTTTAATACTGGCAAACTGGAGATTCCTGGCATTCAAACGGAGGAATCGTTTCTTCAAATCTTGGACATGGTCATTGAAATTATGCAGCCTTATGTGCCTGAAAAATTAGAATATTTGCCCAATACGACGGAAACTGTTCTAATCAACTCAAATTTTAATTGCGGATTCTATATCAATCGCGAGTCGCTATTTGACATCCTCAAGACGAAATATAATATTCAGTGCATTTATGATCCATGCTCCTATCCTGGTATTCAGTGCAAGTTTTATTATAATCCTCTGGATGCAGCGCATCATGGCAGTCGGCTGAGCGCATTAGACCTGAAAACTGCTGTCAATATAGTTGACGTGTCTTTTATGATATTTCGCACTGGCAGCGTGTTGATCGTTGGGAAATGCCAAGAGCCCGTCCTTATGGTCATATATGAATTTCTAAAAAAAATATTGTTGGATGAATTTAAACAAGTCGGAATTAAACTTCAAGACCCGACCATGCTATCTAGTAAAAATAAAAACAAAAAAATCCGAAAGAAGACCATTATGGTGAATTTGTAAGTTGCTGTTGCTGTTGCCGTTGCTGTTTTCAATCGTCGTCTATTACATTCAAATTCTTAAAATATTTCACCCATTCACTTGGTTTCTTCTTTTCCGTCTTTATTTCTATTATTGTTGTTTTTAATCTCTCTACATCGTCCACCGATATATACGTGGTATTTTTTCTTGTTATTATTATGTTGTCTCCCATGTTTTTATAAAGTTGCATATATGTGTTGATAGTGTTTACAATATCAGATTTTGATTTCTTTGATTCCAAGTTGGTTATCAAATAAATCGTTTTTTTATATACATAGGTGATGGCATCTCTCGACGAGAGTTGTAAAAACGCATTTCTCTGTTCAGCTACTTGCACAATGAACTCTAGATAGTAATATATGGATTTTTGTGCATGATGATAAGCCGCCTCTAAATTTTGCGTATACAATAAAACATATTTAAATACATGGGTTGTCGTTTCTAATCCACGTAAAATTAGAAAATTGAACATATTTGGACTTGTTATTACAAATTTTTGCTTTGATACCGCATTGCAATATTCTACTAGGACTTGTATATACTTATCTATGACATCATTCACCAAAAATATTCCATCGGTAAGATATGTCTCTGTGGATTTTAAAGAATATAATTCTGACATTTTATACACCACTGAGAAAATAAAATACTTTTAATTTTAATTAATATAAAGACTATCGATTTCTTATAGATATAATGTCTGAACAAAAACAATTGACGGGGGGCGCCGAAGCCAGCTATAAATTGCCCAGCGAGGCTACTTTGAAACATGCATCTAAATTATCCATCGTTGAAGACAAACCTATTATGCTCGACTATTGGACCGCCTCTTTGGATAAAAAGGCACTTGTTGGTGTCAAGGAGAACGGAGAGAAGTTGTTGGTCAAGAGCGAAGATGAATATACCTCCCCCATTGCCAAGTTTTACAAGAGCGCTACCGAGTATATCATTATTACCGAGAACTCTATTTACCTTGTTTCCTCTGAGATTCCCACCAAGCGAATTTCTTAAATTATGAATTATAATGTACAAAATATATTTAATGTGAATTTGTTAAATATATTTACAAAATGCTTAGCAATAGCAATGAAATGCTTTATTCTGCTCCAATTATCAAGTGGAAGCCCACCTTGCATACAATATAGTATTTTCATTAATAGTAAATGTCTCTCCAGGTACATAAGAAGTACCCGAACCATCTGCCGCGGTATTCCATGCATAAAAGTCATCTCCGGTGTTTGTTAATGAACCCTCACCAAGAATGGTTACAGAGGAACCTGGGCTATATGGAGATGAACTATCGACTGGAGCAGTTCCCCCCGTGTTGCCATTGCCATCGTAAGTCATAGTATAAGTAATTGGAGCAGGTGGGTTAGTAGTTGTAGGAGCAGGACACGGAACATATCCATTCGGGTTGTGCGTGTAATTGCTGTATTGTCCAAGTGTGGGATAACAAGGGAAACATTTTTCTCCAGAACATAATGTAGCCAATCTATTTTTTGCACGACGATTCGCTATGCTAGAGGCGCCTACACCTCCTCCGCCTGGCTTAAATTTGTTATAAATATAGGTTGGGCCATTACAAGTGGTATTTCCTCCTGGTGCCATTTTGGTACTTAGGCGCCCTCCAACTCCAGTATTCTTTTTATATAAAAATCCGGGAAATCCCATAGAACCACCAAACCAAAAACTTCCATTGCTCGGCATTTAATATAGTAGAGCATAAAAATTAAATTTATTTATTATAACAAACAAATCAAGAAAATATATTCAAATGTTGTTGAATATATTTACAGAGAGCTCCCACCGAGAATCGAACTCGGGTCTGCTGCTTACTAAGCAGCTGCTTTAACCACTAAGCCATGAGAGCGACTATAACTGATATATGTTCAGTTAATATACCTATTTATTATTTTTGCTAAAATTTAACGAATTAGTTGGTGCCAACTATTTTACTTTAACAATACAATTTTATTATTTCAACTAATTCCGTATTTTCTTCTTGTTCAATTCGTCCAATACATTGTTCCATAGTATCTATCAGTTTATCCAATTTATCATCAATATCAGTTTTACTCACATTTGAATCGGGATTAAAACGAATAAATATCCATTTGCCACTATGTATCATGTAAAGGTCATCATAACGAATTTCTTCATCTGTTTTATCATACCCACGATGACC